CGACATGTTGTTGTAGGCACTCCACGTCCAGGCCCCCAGGCCCGCATTGCTCACAGCAGACGTAGCCTCCAGCCAGGGGTGGAACTTCTCCAGCACCCCGTCGCGCTTGGCCCAACCGTCAAAAGGTACATTTCTCATGCAAGCTCAACTCCTGATAAATGGTAAGTAATCGTGTTAGCTGTTACTGCTAAACCTTGAATTGTCGCCCCTGTCTCAAGATAAATTCCTTGAGTATTCACAGAGACAATTTCATAAGGCAAACCATCAGCGGGAACGGAAAAGGCTTTGCAAAGGATATTAGTATCAGCCGCACTTCCCCCACTAGGAACTAAATAAATAGTTGCAGCATCGGGAGTAGCAGAATCATTTACTAATATAATACTTGTTACCTGTGTTGTTGTTGAAGCAGGGACAGTATAAAGTGTACTAGCCGAAGTTCCCAGTTGGGCTGGATCGGCTAATGGTTTTGGTGTTAAAACTGTCGGTGTAGCCATAAATTACCTCCTTTCTATTATATTATAACAATTAAGATGGTTGTTATAATTGGTTAAATCCTTGTTGTCGTGGTTTTGGTTTTTCCAGATAATTCTCATGTATGTTCAACAATAACTAATTGTGGGTTAAAATACATTCTATCAGCATGAGTTGCTACTCCTAAAATAACAATACAATCGTCAGTAGCCGATGGTGCTGTCTGGGTTAAGGTATTTCCTGTGGTTCCTGTTAAGGATAAATAAACAAGTCCCCCAACTGTCCAAGCCCAAGTGTCATCTCTGGCTATGCCATGTAAAAGATAATTCCCAGAAGCATCGGCAGATATTGTAGCATCAGCACACATTACACAGACTACCCCAGAAGCAATAGCATCGGCATCTGCCAAATGTGCTTGGCCGTCTGAATCAATATAACAAACATCACCAAAGGCTTGGTTTTCGTTGGCGGTAAGGGTAGTAATGAATCCATTTGCCAAATGGTCTGAGTCAGGAGTTGAATCTATATCAACATCTGTGGCATTTACTATCCCAGAAAAGACTGCTCCTTTTGTAATTTTCGCTACGACTGTTGGAATGCTAAGCCACCCCCCATTTTTTAATCTTTCTATAATGGTTAAGACAATAACCTAAAGCCCTGTGTTTTGTATTGCAATCTGTAATCTTACATATTTTCATAATTATATAGAAACAATAAGTGTGGTTGGATCGGTAAACCCTGGATTGATTGATACATAAACCCGATAATTCTCCTGATAACCTTCTGGATTGGTTATAGCTAAAGCTGTATTATCCACATTAAAATCAGATAAAGATTCAAAACCGTTAATAGTAATTGAAGTTAATGCTCCAAGTCTGGCAGGATAAGCAATATAGGCATATTCGGAAGCCCCACAATTGACTATCATTGACCTTGATGACATTGAATTGCTGCCTACTTTCCCTGGTTGGCTGGCTGTATTATCCTCAACATTAGCTTCAGTATATCCTGATGCCACATTTAATTCTCCCCAGTAAATATAGTTAATCGCAGTTGATGTTGTTAAAAGCTTAAAATCATTAGTCCCGTTGGTTAAATCAGCCAATCTTGCAGTAATGGCTGCAAAGGCCTCAGTAAAACCTGCCGAATTGCTGACTGTAGTTAATCCCAAAGTCTTAACAGTTGGTGCAAGCGTAGTGGCAGTTAAGTTAAAAGAACAAGTTACATAACCGAATCCGCTATCCCTTTGGACTTGGGCGACATCGGATAATGTATCCGCGTAAGAGAAAGTTAAATAATGCCCTGCCGTACCAGTTGGGATATCAGATATGGTTTGTGATCTAGTTTCATCAGGCCCTGCAACTTCAGTTAAAGCCTCAACATTAGCTTCTGTCTGTGCACCTATTCCATTGGCATTGGTTCCATAACGCATAGTATTGCTAAAACTGACCTGTTCAGTATCGGTTGTACCATCCGCACTTTGTGAAAGAGTAAATGTAATTGTTCCAGTACGGGATGTCGGATATGCGACTGCCTCTGTATTTGTTTCTGGCCCTGTGGTTGGTGTCATCGCCAAATTGCCAGACCAAGCTACCGAAGAACCTGAAAGAGCAACTTGCGCTGTCATACCACCAGGTTCGTTATTATAAGTGGCAGTAAAAGTAACCGCCCCAATAGCCTGCCAAGTACCAGAACCTATAAGTTGAGAGATATCAGAAATCCCATCTGAAAATGTGGCAATACTGAAAGCAAACTCATAATTGTAGGCAGCAGGTACGAAATTAGCACCATCCCATTTAAGGACTTCACTTAAAGCGGGAGGATTAGTTGTAGTATCAACATCTCCCAAATCATCAATATCATCATCTTTTAATAATACCTTTTTGAATCCTGCCATTTATTCCTCTTTCGGTTTATAAGTTAAACCTATTTCCTGATTTATTAAATCACTTTTTATCATTTCAAGCACTAAAATAAGTTCCGCAATAGACATACCTTTTCCCATTTGATGTTTGGCAAGGGAAATCACCTGATTATGAAACTGTTTTATCTGTTCGGAACTCATTTATTACGTCAGATATAGCCTTGCAAGAGTCTAAATTTGGTAGACATAGGGGTGACTGTCGTCACTATCGTAATAGATAGTCCCCGCAGTTGTTCCCGTGCCTGACGTTTTTGCCGTCAATATGATTTGGCTAAATGCTATGTCAGTTGCAGTTTCATCTATTTCACTAGCTGCTACCGCATTTGACGCAATTGCCGCCGCATCCACAACTCCAGATGCAAATTTATTGACATTATCGATAAATCCCGTTGCCGTATCGTGAACATGGTCGTCTTTTGATGCCGCCGTTCCCGACCCTGCCGAAGCTGCCGTTCCGACATCCGCCGGAGCACTTGCCGATAAAGTCGCAACATCTCCTACTCCCCTTGATAATTCAATCCATGCACCACTTGTATCAAGTCCCACATCATAAATAAGCGTAATCGTGTCATCAATATCATCCATTAAATAGTTTGTATTTCCATTTAAAAGGATATTATTACCTGATGCCGCTGCTTGATTATGGGCAACCGTTATATTAACCGTGTCGGAAGATGGCCTTAAAATCAATAAATCGCCATCCGCACCTGACGCTATAGAATCAAGTTGGTCTGCCGCCCCGCCTTCACCCGCAATCGAGTGATAAGTTTGGGTTGCAGTAACTGCTCCCGTTGCAATAGTCAATAAAGAATCCGCACCTACGTTTAAAAGCGTAGTTGATTGAGCATCACCCTCTAAAAGTATTTTCTTAAAACCTGCCATTTATTTATTCCCCTCCTTTCTTTTTAGGATTTTCCAATAATTCATCCATCACTTCTTCTCTTTTCTTGTTTAAATCATTCTGAGCCTGTTTAATGGCTTTCTGGGTACTTTCAACATCACCTGCCGTAATTTCATTGACAAGCATCATTAAAACCTTTTCCTCAAGGTATTTTTCAATGGGTTTATCCTCCGCCAGTTTTTCAAGCTGTAAAACGGCGGTTTTTGTTAAATTTAACTTAACCATCCTTTTTTGCCTTTCTTTTTAGGTTTATCTTCTAATTCTTTGACTTTTGGATATTGGTTCCAAGTCCTGCACTTATGACAATTGAATGATTTTGTAACCTCGTGTTCTTCTTCACATTTCTCACAATTAACTAAAGCCATTTTTCACCTCCTTCATCCTGTGTCTAAGTATACGTTATCGTTGGTTGTAAGATAAACCAATCTGCCTTTATTCCCCGCAGTTGGTAACGCTCCAACATTTTCTACTCTAAATTCAAGTATCTGATATAAATTCATATCCAAATTACCTGTTGCTCCTCCTTCAAAAGTATCTTTCTCTCGTAAATTATCTAAAAATGTATCCCAAGTTGGCTGCAACATTAAAAAGCACTCCCATAAGTTCCATAAGTTAAAGTTGCCCTATCAGCCCAAGCAGTCGCATAAGTCGTGTAAGTAGGATTATTAGTCTCTGTTGCAAATCTTATTGAAGTTCCACTTGTTGTATCTATACTTTGAATATACCAATCGCCATCGGCATCTTCTTTACCTACATATGTTAAAGTTGCACTGGGTTCAGCCACATCATTAGTAATATATTCACCCATGGCGTTTGTAGTTACACGCTTTAAGACATCACCTATCGGGTCATAACTTAAAAGTTCAGTAGTCGGGACATTAAAATCCGTATCAAAGCCTAAATTGGCAATGTTTTGATTGGAATATTTAGTTGAATGTGTAGGTTTAGTCGGTTGTGCCATATTAACGTTGTCCGAATTTCTGTATATTGTGTCTAAGATTATCGGTATCTATAAGAAATTTAATATGGGAAGATAACACGCCAAGTTTCACAACAGAACGGGTTTCTTTTCTTATATCCAATAGCTTTTCCATCTTTTTGATTTCATCTTTTATGGCATCTACATTATTGGCGTAAATTCCTTCATGTATTTTCCCTTTAAAATAAACATCAATTAACCCTACTTCCTGTGCAAATACATCCCAGTTATCACCTAGGTTAAATAAATCAACTGCTAATGGGTGTCCGTGCTGTATCTGATAATCAAGATAGGGTACTTCAACACTGTCAACTATCGCTTGGCTTGTGGTTTCTTTGACAATAAGGGTAGTTTCCTCTTTCGGAGGTTCTTGTCTTGTTCTAAATGTAGTCGAATTAAAATTGTCTGCCATGTTCCTGTTCTTGTTTTAATAAAAGTAATTGGTTTTCATAATATTTAAAAGCTCTATGATCTCCTACCCTGACTGCTTTAATTAATTTATCTCTTAGTTCCCGTGAACCTTTGCTTTGATGGATAATGTCGGACATTGTTTTTTCCACTTTTTGCCTCCAATGGGTTGAAGGTTCTTTTTTGTATATTTTATATAATTCCTCTAAGTCAAATTTTCTGCTTTGATCGAGTTGCATATTAAAAAGTAGTCAGGCGGCGGTCTGTACGCACCGCCCTTCCTACAATTACCTCAAACTATTATGTTGCCGCAAATCTAGCCGTAAGTATCCAATCACTATTAAGTATCTTTACAGCGTATGATCCTGCCCACGAAACGAAAGTTACTCGTCCTGCTGGTGAAGAAGAATCAACTGCGTTTGGCAGAATATATAGTTCTGGCGTATCTCTTTCCAAATCATAGACTCCGAAAGAATTTGAACCATGAACATAAGTGTAAAATCTAGTAACTCCCGAAGAAGCCGTAGATGTTGCCTCAATTCCACTAGCCAAATCCTTATTTAAAAGCCATCTGACCCCATACAGTTCACCCATTTCCCCTTTGTAAAGGTCTTTTACATCGGAATAGGTTTTCGCATTTACCCAAGTGCTATCGCCTAATAGCCTATATTTGCTATAAGGTTCTATTTTGCCAATATAAAATCCGTCTGGATACTTCATAGCTTTGTTAAGCTCAAGTGTCCTTGTCATAATACGGATATTACAAGCGTCCAAAACGTCACCTGCAGTAAATGTTGAAACCGTATGACTATTACCATAGAAAGATGTACCATTTGTCAATTCCGCTCTGACTAATCGGTTAAGAGTTTCACCCATATTTTGCCCGACAAGTTCAATCTTTTCCTTCATACCCGAATCAATAGAAACTACGGTTAAAAGTTTGGAATGAACCGTTGTTAAGCCATACTCCGAAAGTGTCATAGATACTGTCGAAGCATTGATCGCACAAATAACAGGATTTGATGCTTCACCTACAGGATCGGTAATAATGGTTAATGGGTTATAACGTGTAAAGTTTACGCTTCTACCCTCACCTACTGGATGCGTGCGAATCTGGCCTCCTTCTTTAAGGATTAATTCCATTTCAGCACGTGCCAGAAAGACCTTTTCGTAATAGGTCGAAACCTCCTGTGCCAGTGAAGTTGTTGAACCCTCATTGACGATTGAGTCAATTTTTGTTCCAACTGCTGCCATTTATATCCCTTCCTTTCCGAGCAATAACTGCTCAAGTGCAAAGTTCGTATCAGACGCACTAAGTTGTTACTATTCCTAATTCCTGCTCCAGTTCCTCGATAGTTTTCTCATGTGCCGTTTTCTCTACCTTGCGGATAGAAGTCGGCTTTAGAGCGGATTGCGATACTTGCTTTGCTAAATTCTCGGAAGCCTCGCCAACTTCTTTCGTTACCGCCCCCTTATAGGGTTTCATCAGTTTATCCACAAACTTTATAACTGATGCAGAATACGGATTGGCTTTAACATAAGCCTCTACCGCCTCGGTAACAGTTTCGGAAAGCTCGGAATTATAGCTATCGGAGTCAGGATCAAGTTCAGGATACTTTCTGACCGCATCCAAAGCCTCATTGTTAATCCGTCCGATTGCCTCGGATTGCTTTCTGCCTAGTTCAGCTTCGGCTCTCATCTGCTGAAGAATTTTTGCCTCACGTTCTGATTGTCTTTTATTCAGTTCGTTGACATCAATTTCCTCACCAGCGGCAATCAACGGCTCCTGCGGATTATATTGGGGTATTTGAAAATCCCCTGTGGTACTTCCACTTGTAAGTTCCGCAAGTTTATCGGCTAAAGATTGGGCTTTTGCCTCGGCATCCTTGGCTCTGGCATTAAGTTCCCGAACTCTGGCTTCGTAGCCTTTTTTCTTGCTTTCCACTGTTTCGGTTGCTTCCCCTTCAGTTTCAGCCGTCGCTTTAACTTCAGGTTGTTCAACTTCCTCAGTTGTTTGTTCTTGAGTTGGCGATTCCTCGTTAGCGGTTTCATCTCCGCTTTCTTTTACGCCTTTAGGCTCGTCCATTTAGACTCACCTCCTTCCACACACCTGTATCGTAATGTGAGAATACGATTAAGTTCGATTTTTAAAGAGCGGGCGGCCCTGATCGTCAAGGCCTACCATCAACTTATCCATACCGATAAAAACAGCATGGATAAGTTCACAACTTTTGCAAATGCAGTATGGTCCTTCCTGCCGCCATTCGTGGTGTTCGTTCGGTCTAAAGATAAAATCTGGTTTTTCATAAATTTCATTTAATGGTTCCGTCCGACCGTTCGACTTGTTCACGAGCATCCTTTACTTTGTTTAAAATTCTTTTAATAACTCCTTTTGCTAAATTGGCAACAATCGTATTTTTGCCTATTTCTTCAAAGTTTTGTCCCACTTCCATCGCTTTTTCATTTATGGAATCAAGCCCATTAATTTGTTCCTGTATAAACTCCTCAAGTATTCTCCATCCTGCCGTTTGCGATATATGGTAAAGATGGCGTTCTTCATCGGTTGCTCCCGTTTCCTTAACTTTTTCATCGCTTGCGATGTTTACATTAAACTGAGGTTTTAAAGCCTCATTTACTTTAGGCAGCCATTCCTCCTTGTGGTATGTTTTGTCCTTGTATCGGCATTTCTCCGTTAGGCTGAGGAGGAATGGCGTTCATGTTTTGTCCCTGCATACCTCCCTGCATAGCCTGTACGAACTGCTGGGCATGATTGTCCAATATGCTTTTGGCATTTTCTTCAGGTGTCTTTTCAATCAAAATCTTATCCCAGTCCTGAATACCTGAGTTTGAAATCAAGCGTTTCATCAATTCCCCAAAATTGAAATCAAATCCTTGGTTTTGCAGAGCGCTTTCAAACATATTGCCCTGCGGTGTCTGGGCTTGGATGTAAAGAGTGATTAACTGTGTGATATTATCCTGCTGGGTTTTCTGGTCTGTGGCAAAAGTTGAACCCGAAACAATCTCATAATCGTAAAGTATCGATTCCGAAGGGCTGATTGATATTTTGCCTGTTTTTTTGTTATAGATTTTATCAATTTCAGGATAAGAGCGTTTAAGTTCGTTTATTTCATCCTCAAAAATACGGACGGTGATGGCACTTTTCTGTTTTTTGGAGATAAGGTTGACAAATTTCCTCATTACGCTTTTGACAAACTGCTCCATGTAAAATCTGTCAGCATTATCACGGGTATTTTCACGGTTTTGCTGTAAGGAAAGCGCTTTTGGTGTTTTACCAAATTCAGGGGAAGTTTCGGCGGTTGTTGCAGTATCGGTTGTACCAAATAGGTTAAGAATGGCGGCATTGGCTACCTGATAAGTATTGTTAAAGGTTTCAATCCCTTTTGGTGAAAGCTGGATTGTCCTTGCGATATTATCGACTTGGTTTCTGCCGAGCCATTTTTCGGCTGGCCCCCATTTAAATGAAGATTCAGCGGATACATTGTCCTTGTTTATTATAACTGGCGGGAAGATAGACATTTTTACCGCATCAAGGTAAAGATTCCAAACACTATTTATGACCATTTGCATTGAACCGCCCCGTTCAAAGTCTGATAGTCCCATAAAATCATCTAAGAGGGGAATCGAGTATTTGCATTTAACGGGAAGGTCATTATCCTCATGGGGGTTTTTCTGGTCACGGAATTCCATATCGGCTTCCGCACAATAATCCACCCACCTGTCACCTTCATACTGAGTTAAGACTTCAAAATAGCCTTTACCTTTTGCGGGAGCGGAATCGGAATACTGGTTTTCTTCACGTTTTGAGACATTTTCGCTATCCCTTACATGCTTTGAACCTGAAAGTCCTTTGAGTTTGGTAATTATCTTATCTACGTTTTTATAGCCGTCTTTGGGCAAGTTTTCAAAAAATGAAAGAGGCCGCCAAGTTCTAATTATTATGTAATCCGAATCCTCAACAGATACCGCACCTACCTGCGGGAATACGTCCCTGATGTTAAGAAGCCACATATCGGGGCCGATATAACCGTTCGGCTTGACTACCCAATCAATTAACGCAAAAAAGTTACCATAAATGTTGGAGTACATATCGGCCATTCTTAACTTTGTAAGAAAGTCGAATTGGGAATTGGCGTTGGGGACTACGTATTTATCAAGAATCAGGTTTTTTAACTTTGCCCCGCCAATGTCGTTTTTGGAAACACCCCGTACTTTGCCTGTGGCAAGTTGGGCCATTACCCTGTAGCTTCGCTCAATGGTTAAAGTTGATAGTTTGGGGTCAAATACCTGCGATTTCCGCTCTGAGGAGATTTCATCATTCAGTTGGTTGTGGAATAACTGCTCGGAACGATCCCAAAGTATGCGTTTCTGCTTAAGGGAATCAAATGCCGCCTGTTGACGGGTTTTTATTTCTTGGGTTATTTCCATAAAAAAAGACACCGATTCGATCGGTGCCTCGCCTATTCTTTTTTTAGGTATTAGCTACTTAAAAATATACCTTTTATAGGTTAATGTCAATACTTTTTCCTTTTATTTTTAACAATATTCAAACTTGGTAACATTACTTCACCATTAAATATCTGCATTGTGAAAGTTAATGTCCCATACTGTGTCTGTTGCAGTAATGTTTCCATCAACGTGTGAAAGGGTAAGTTCTTCGATAATAAGACTTTTAAGGATAAGGAATTGTTTTGTGTCAATGTGTTCGATGACATTATAATCGGTTACAACACCATTATTTAATCTTACAGTAAAAGTAAACTGTCCGTTGCCTACTTTTTGTATATCATGTTCGACATCCAAATGCAAAGGCTTATTCGTATCTCTGATCCTAAGTTGCATCAATAATAGCCTCCTTGGAACAAATCACTGTCGTCTGGGAATGCCTCATGGCTAGATTTACGGTAGGAAACAACTACATACCTAATCGAATCCATCAGATGATCATTTGCCTTGAGGGGAACACCAGGTTTGTTAAGTTCCTGGTTCTTTTCTTCCTTCCACCTGTAGGATTCAAATTCCCTGATAGTTTGGGTACAACCTTTAAAGACGAAAAGTGTCGGTTTTTTGTCAATTGGATTGATTTTTAGTTTTTCCTGTACAAGATCGGTTCCGTGGCCTACCCATTCGCCTTTGTTGGTTCCCATATCTTTTCTGGCCCCCGTCATATAGAGTCCTTTTTTGCCCCAATCAACAATATTTTGCGGTGCCGAAGGATCGGCGTAGGTTGCTTCGGCATGAGGGTAGTTTTGGGACTTTGAGAGGATCATGCCGATATGGTAGTCACTGGATTCTTTCTTTTCGTAGTATTCGTCTATTATGTACCATTTACCTTCAGGAGATACGGCTATCCAGACACAGGCTGTCGGGTTGTCAAAACCGAAATCCACTCCCCTGTAGATTTCCCAACTGTCCTCGATTTGGATTGGGTCAATGACATGGATGTGGCGGTTGAAGTTCTTGTAGATAAGACCTGATACCTTCCTAAAGTCCGCTATGTATTCCTGAAAGAACTCATCCTCGGTATTTTTGCCGATTGATTCAAGACGGGCCATTTCAATGATCTCGGGTTTGGCATAAGGATTATCGTATGAAGTGAAATGATAGCTTGACCAGCCTTTAAATCTGCTTGGTTTGGGGGGTTTGAGAAGTTTGGCAGTCCAGACTGGAGGATCAGTTGGTTGTTTTTGGATTATTGAGTGGATTGTTCCCTGCTCGTAAAGGTCTTTAAACCAATTAAAACCGTTAGGCGTCGAGATAAACATTGCCCATCCGCCTGTGGTAGTCATCATGGGTCTTATGACTCCCGTCCATGAGTATTCGGTAAGATAGGCGGCCTCGTCCATGACTACGCCTTGAAGTTTGGCTCCTCTTGTTTTTTCAAGGTTTTCGATGCCTTTTATTTCGATTCGGGATTTGCCTGTGGTTGAAGGGATTTCAATGGCCAGATCGCTTGAGTTCTCATAAGTTCGCCAGCCTGCGGTGTTTAATAAAATGTTATTGTCGGGGGCGTTCCAGTGATTGTCTTTGCCTTGTTTTATGGTGGGGGAGACTATCCAATAACGTCCTGGGGTTTTAAGGGCTGATAAGAGGATAGTCCATCTTGAAAGTAGTGATTTGCCGAATTGTCTGCCTGCGGCGATGACTTTGTAGGGTGATTGGTCTTTATGGATAAGCTCTTGGTACTTGTGGGGAATGTAGTCTATGTTTATTTCCATTATTTCTTTTTTGTTTTTGATTTTCTGGCGAAATGTTCTTTGGAAAGATTAGATGCAGGTTGCCAATCTTCGGGGATTTTTGGATTCCATTCCAGAGATGTAACCTTTGGTTTCATTTCTTCGGGTTTTGTAACTAATGGTTTCATATTTATGTTACTTTTAGTTACATCACCGCTATCGAGTATGATAGTTTGTTTGACAGTATCTCTGTAAGCTCGTACTTTACAGGCCCCCGATTTAAAGACTTTACGTTCAATTATCTCTCCACAACCACAAGAACAAAAGATTTGATATGTTGTAACCATTGGTTACATTATATTGTATCTTTTGGTTACAAGTCAATCCTTTTTTTACATTATTTTAATTTTTAAAGTTGAGCTTGTGTGTTTATGACACCCACATAAGATTCATAGAATAACAATCCTTTCCTACTACACCCAATAATATCCTTATTCATACCTATGCCCCTACCACTATAGGACATAGCATACCCATATCCTATCTCTAACACTTATCTTATATATAAAAGGAAGCAATACCCTATAATAGAACAGATGATCTACTTATGTCCTGATTGACCTAGTTTGTTGTGAAATTTAATGTCGCAGAATGGACTATTGTCAGACGTTAAGCTTATCTGTAGCTTTAAGATACTTTAATTCTATAGGTTTTAGATTCACATTACAGCCATAAGAACATAATCCCTGCCCATGCTGGCAAAGTAAGGTAATTTTTTGTTTACGCTTACATTTCATGGTTTTAACTATCGCCCCTAGTCTCCCTATAGCTTCCATAACACTACTTCCTTATAAGTCCTTTAAGACTCTTATGCAGATTTACTACAAGTTGTCTGTTATCGCCTATATTGATTTGTTGTTTACTTTGATTTGGCGGGTTTTCAATGGCTATAACCTTATCAGTTGCTATTGCAGCATTCGTTATTGCTTCCCCTTTAGATCGTGCTTTAAGTTTCTTGGATTCTACAATTGATTCTCTCGCACTTGCCTGCCAAAGCTGGATTAATTCTTGCCGTTGAATTTCCCTAATTTCTTGCAATTCAGGTTTATTATTGAGAAGTCTAGCTACGGTTTGAAATGGTATTCCAGTTACTTCGCCAATTTCCCGAACCGAGCCGGTAAGGTCAACACTTGCCAAGTCTCTCATCCGTTTCTTTAATTGTCTCATTAAGTCTTATTATACATTTAATTAAAAATAGCCACATCTTGACTACTTGACAACTCTTGCTAACTCGTGATATACTATCTAAGAATAAGGCAACTAGCCAAGATATGCTTAATCTAATTCTAAACGACCTAAGTTACTATTTATTCGCTTTGATTACTTTTGGGGTTTTAGTAGTAGCTTATATTGAGTTAAAGCACGATTTATGATCACTCTTAAACAACTGGCTAAACTTGATTATTGCCCTTGTAAATCTTGTGAGGCCGGATTTAGGCAGACTGACTTCGGCTTCACTTCTATTGGGTATTTCGATATGCTTCAAGTCTTAAAACATAGATATCCCAAAACTTATAAAAGGTTGTTGGAACACTCCAAACTTCTTATTGACAACTAGGTTGTAGTGTGCTTATACTAGAGTATGAGGCACGCTTTTAGTCCCATTTACACCTGCGCTGACAACACTCCTTCGGGCGTGCCTCTAGTTGGCGCAGGTTTTGATTGGATTAAAGAAGGTAAAGTTTTTAATCATTTTAAATATCCACCGCTATCAAATGACGATTTTGAGCCGTTTAAGGAAAATTTAAAGCCTATTATTGAAACAAAGCTCGAAGAATGTCTTAATAGACAAAATGAACTTTTAGTAGAGCATAAAAGACTTATTGGCAAAATTATTCAAACAAAATCAAAAGAAAAATGGTTTTTGCAAGAGTATGAGGCTGCTGTTTTTTCAGAATACTACATAATCCATAAATGGATTGCCTATTGGCTAACACTTTATGGCAAGATAACAGATCAAAAAATGGATATCTTTAAATACGCAAAGTTTGAACAATTTGAGATTGATCGAGCCAAAGAATTTCCATTTGAACAATTAGTCGGGGTTGAATTTAGAAAAGTTGGCAATAAATGGTTTGCCAAATGTCCATTCCATGAAGAAAAGACAGCCTCATTTTGTATATTTCCTAACAACCGAGCTAAATGCTTTGGTTGTGATTGGTCGGGAGATACTATTAAGTTTTTAATGGATTCAAAAGGATTAAAGTTTTATGAAGCGATGAGGGAGTTGTTATGAGTGACATTGTAGAACAAGCCAAAAAAAGACAAAAAGAGGATTTAAAAAATGCTGAAAAGAATCAACCTATAGAAATTTCATACTTAGAGACAGAAGATTGGATTGCTGAACAGGTTTACGCACAAAATGGTGAACATAATGAACATAGTGAACATGGTATAGAGAGAGAGAATAGATTTATTATATTTAATAAATCTAATCCAGAAAACCTAGAGTATAAATCTGAAATCGAATTAAATAATAAAAAATATATTCCTTTTGAATCCATTAAAAACTTAAT